GTATTAGATGACCCGTACACAAAATGAGGAAGATTATCATTACCAAATACGAAGACTCTGCTGAAAGATTGGATACCAGCGAAAGGATAAGAAGTGTGACCTTCAGACCCATCCCAGTCCGCTGCCGGCTTCTTAACATTTCTTCTGGTGTCAAAGCCTTCCTCCAATACCTGGATCTGAGATCCTCCAGTAAGGATTAATAGCTTTCTAGGGTTATTAACCCCTCCAGACCCAAGGAACTCACGGCCACACTCAATAAAGAAAGCTCGGTTAAGAACCTCTAGTCTCTCTGGAGCAACGAATCCAGCACTGTCCTCATCTTCAGACGGGACCACTTCGATATAGGTGTATGGATCTTCGTATCGATAAACCCTGCCATTTAAAGTAACAACCACAAGGAATTGATCGCCGTCATTTGGCCACCAATCATATACACCAATGACCTTAGCTGGAGGAAATGACTCATCATCAACATCAACAATGTGATCCTGCTCATTTGATAAAAAGGTTTGAGAAAGAACACCTGGCTCTGCATACAAGTCATACACAATGAAGTCAGCCAAAGCAGTTGCAGCCGCAGATGCGTCTAGGGCCGCCTTTATCTGAGCCACAGTGGAAACAGTTGGGCCAATGATATCTATCTGAATTGAAATAGCGTTACCAACTACACCCACAACCTCTGATCCAGCGGTGGCACCACCAGTAACCGTGAATGAAATCAGGTTTCCAGAGTCTCCACTTACCTTGGAAACAATAGTTATACCGAATACCCTTAGAAAAGAATTATCAACCCTGAATCGATTAATATAGGAATTAGCAGCAGGAGCCTTTTGAACTACTCCGTTTGAGATAATAACGTTCTTGCAATCAATTAAATTGGTGGCTGGTATCCTGTTCGGACTTAAGTCCGTTAGTAATCCACCTTGCGCGACCGGAAGTTGTGCCTGTTGTCCTGCATACATCAGTAATTCCAGATTCCAAACCAAGGACGCTTGATGTTGGATTTCTGCTCCCTTCGAGGTACTACTCTTGCTCGATCAAAGTTAGAAGCCGAACGCTGCGCTTTAGCTTCCTTAACCATTGACAGTAAACCAATCTGAGTCTTAGAAAAGTAGTCATTGGCTTGATCATCATTCTTGTCTTTAAGAATGTAATAAGCGACTCCGTAAACCAAAATCATTCTATGAATCAAAGGACACAAAGGGGTGCTGCTAGATGCATCAGTCAAGGCGGTTGGTATCTTAATGTAATCGATATCAGCTCTAGCCTCGATATTTGGATTAGTATTGATTCTAATCGTGTATTCGTTGGTTGAATTATTAACCGTCTTAATAGCAAAAGCATCTGGCATACGGCTTTGCAAATAAGTAAGAGGAAACTCTCTATTGATTGAGTCCATATTACTTATAAAAGCTTGTTGGAACTGATTAGGAACAGCTAAAGCCGTAATCCGCATAGCTCCACTCAGTCGAACAATACTGCTTCCAAGAGAGTAGTCTAGCTTATAGATATTAGACCCTACTCCAGAAACAGTCTCACCAATGTATCCGAAATCAATAGTTGCGGTAGTAGTGACTCCAGTGTGAGCAGTAATACGATAAAAGTTAGGAGTACCATCAACACGGATGTATCGTCCGAGTAAATTAACCGGAGGAGCCGATGGAAACGTGATCGTCGTCGATCCTTCTGTGACATCAACTAGTATGCTAATCGAAGTTTCAAGCTTAATCGACAATGGATTTGGCTCCAAAGCCCATGGGAATGGTTCACCCATATCCACATTGAACTCGTTAGAACCAGACAAAATAGCGAGCTGAAGCCTGTTTAAATAGGTTAAAGCGTCAACTCTGAATTCAGATGGGTATTGTGCAGATAGTAAATCAGAACTCTCTCCGGCAAAGTGTAGGGCCTGACTGATGATCTGTTCACTGGTTGTCAGGTACATCTATGCCTCCCTTATTTCTGGATTCGATAAACTACTTGAACATTGTTATCCACGTGAGAATTGCTAAAATAAGGCACAATTCCTTCACCACTTTGAAGAATAATTCCCTCGGTTGCTGTAAGGTCGGTCATCAACTCGCCTTTATCAGCAACAGACTTCTTGATTTGAAACATCGATATAACCTTAACAGCGTTAGCAATTACCGCCTGAGATGGAGCCGTACTAGCTGTAACCACAATATGATACATATCAGGATCTAGTCCAAACCCAGAAGGGCCACCCTTAGCCCAGTTATTAGGAGGATTAAATACTAACGATATATCTGCTGCAGTGTAAGCAGTGGGTAACGAAATTCCAGTTAAAGTAGCAAGAGCGGTGCCGTTAAAGTACTGATAAACGTAAACCGGAGAACCAGCTTCTGCCTGGGTCACAGTAAGAACCAGATTAGAAAACTTCCGAATACTCCCAACAGAGAATCCATCGTCATTCGTGGTAGAGAATATGTTTACAGATCCACCACCCTGAATAGTACTGGTTACATCAGTTGCTTCAGGACTAGCTGAATCATCAACCAAAAAGAACTTGAAATCACTGTCAGCGATAGATCTCCCAACACCTAAGTTAGAAGCTCCACCGCTTTCGTTAGCTACCTTGGCAGATAAGATCTCAAGCTGTTGGTTGGCTGGTGCTACGAGTACCGGATTCTTTCCGGTTCCCAGATACCCTGTCTGAAGTAACAGTACGTTCTGTTTCGACATCTTTCACCTCTTGGCTTGCTTCTCGCTCTGGATGACGCTTGCCATCTTCAGTATAAACCTGTCCGGCATATTCTCCATCTAAAAAGCGATAATATGGAATCTCACCTTCGCGTGATTCACGAATGTAAGACCGTGTTGCGTAAATATGACCAGTCTTAGGATCTCGTAAAGCTCCGCGAAGGTCTAGTTTTCCGTTTTCACCGACTACAGGCCAGTTTAATTTTTGCGTAGGATTCATTTTTAATCTCCGTAAACGATTGCTTTTAAAGTAGTAGCAGCAGGGGTAGCAGCAACATCTAGCTCAATCAATGGGCCATCTGCCATCGCTGTGTACTCGCCTTGGTATATTCGGATCTTACCGTTTGTTTTGTCAAACTTATAAATAAGTCCGTCTCCATTTGACGCGTCAACCAGGACTAAATCATTTAAATAATTTCGGAATCCGAGCAAACTTTTGTCTAGCGGAATTCCACCAGCAGGATAAGTCAAAGCTCCATCTCCGAAAGTGATCTCAGCGTCGTAACGCTTATCTTTATCCGAGATAACACCGTTTCGCTGATCTAAAACATAAGTTACATCTGAACTTGCAATTGCGGCCATAAATCCTCCTTTAAGATTACGGGTAGCCCAACGGTTCCTACGCTAACCAATGGGCCACCCGCAAAGTTTTACTAAGCAGACAATACGAAGTCAGCGTTATTATCTAACTCTTCTGGAGAGTAGTTAACCTGAATCATCGAAAATCCTGCTCCATCAGCACCACCGCCAGCATAAGCTGTGGTTACTTCAAACGCGATAACATCGCCAACACCGAAAACCACTGGATCGATGTACTTTCCGTACACCTGACCAACAGTTGCTGCAGTAGGAATAGTGATAGTACTTACGGTGGTTTCACCGGAAGAACTACTAACTGCATTACGCTTCTTAACAGTAACAACAATGTTGCCACTAGAAACGGTTTGAGTTGAGATCGAGAATCCAATGAACACAAGGCTCACTGAACGCTGACATAAGAACTGATTGACTACAACAGCAGAACCCAGAGACTGGGCAGCTACTACTACAGGCATTGGACTAATATTAGGATAGACGTACATTTTAAATTCCTCCTGTTAATTGAGACTGTAACTCTTTAATAACATTATTGAGTCGTTCAATCTCTTTATGCAAATCATCTTTACGCTGACCTGCGGGTTGACCTTTAGACCAGAGTTCAAGATTTTCAATCCTGTTATCATCTCTGATCCCATTTTTGTGATGGACGTTTTCAAAGGGTTCAAGAATCCTTCCAATATGTTTTTCCATGACAAGTCGATGCTGCCGGATAAAGTAATTCCTACTTCCTTTAGCAACTCTTGCCAAAACAACTGGATGGTCTGGAGCGGTTTCACAGATATAACCATTTTCATACCTAGTTCTACCTGCTTCAGGCTTCTCTCTGTAATCGTAGCCACACTTCTTGCTACAGAAGTGACCTTGATTAGTTCCTCTTTGTTTTGCTCTATTGAGGTGACACTTGAAAACTTTGTATTCCTCTCCGCAGTGCAAGCAGTTGCGAATTTCTGATCCGTTCCTACTTTGCTCCCTGCACTCACTGGAACAAAACCGAGTGTATCGGTTATACTTTGTGCTCCAGTTTGCTTTGAAAAGTTTTTTACATTTTTCACAATTCGCCTCAACAACGTACTGTCTTGTGCTTTTTCTTCCCATTCCCGCCTCCTGTGGCTTTTAAACCACAAAAGACAAGAATGGGATAGATAAAAATATCACAAACTACCAAACTTAACCACCCTTGCCTCGCCTGGCGAAGATGTGTCCCACACAGTGCCGAACTCAGCAATTCCGTACCAAGCAACGGCTTTTTGACGACCGAAGTCCCGTGGAATTTCTGCGCGAAGTTCTGGATCAAGAACAACAGCCATAGCAACAGCATCGTCACCGAAGAAGACAGCTTCACCAGTAACGCCACCAGAGCCAACAGAGTTCTCTAAAGCACCGAAGTTATTCGTTTCGATGAAACGGATTCCTTCAATACGTCCGATCTCGCCATTGTACTTTGCTTCTGGGTTTGTGTACTTGTTCCATGTTTCCCAGTTTGGATCACTTTTAATACCTCGGCATACTTTGGTAGAAGCGATACAGATGTAGTCGTTTCCATCATTGATTCCAGGCATTTTTAAAGTTCCGTGCATATAATCGCGGATCTCTTCAACGTGGTACATTTTCATGTTCGACAAAGCAGTTGCTCCGTAAACACCGTTTGTTGCGATGTTGATAGAAGCAGCTCCAGTAGCAACAGCAGCGATTTTTACATCGCTAGACTTGAAAGCTCCTGCAGCAGCGTTGTCCATTACCAAACTCATTTGCTTCATGAGATTCTTCTGAACGATGTTTTCAACATCGAACTTAGAAAGATCATCAGAAAGAGATGTGAAAGGAACAGCACGACCCCATTCAGTAACAGTGATCGCTTTTGTTGAAAGCGTTAACTGATCTTCAGGGATGTTCTGACCTTCAGTGATTCGTCCGTCACCTGGAACATCCAGGTTAGAAACGCGAGAAATAGTGATGCTTTCGCCTTTTTTGCGACCGTAGCCGCTTTCTGGACGAACGAATTGCATAAACTTAGTTTGAGCAATTGCAGCATAACGTAACTGTTCAGACATTGCATGGTTCTTATAAACGCCATTTGGTGCGTCAAAACTCCATGTAAAATTCATATGACCTCCTTGTTTGCCTCACTAGAGCTATTCCTTGCTCCAATATCGGCGGTTAAACTTTATCCCTTCCTGTGAAGAGACTTCATCTGTTCAATAAAGGATTTAGGCTTATGGGCCTGAACACTTGACTGAACTGGTGCACCACTAGAACTGCCGGCAACTCTCACGGGGCCAGATGCTAACTCTTCTGTAGGCATCTTTTGTCCGCGAAGTGCATACAACTCACGTCGTGCTGCTTGCGCTATCTTCGATAATGCAGCATCTTCGGTTAAACCTGCAAGCTCATTTTTTGATGCAAGTTCAGCCGTTATAGCTTTTACCAATGTTTTAGCTTGTGAAAGGTCAGAGTTTGTCCGATAGAAACGGTCTTCTATTTCTTTGGACTTAGTCTCACGGTTCATTTCTTCCTTCATGCGACTAATGGCGCGAGTCTCGACAATCTCTGTGTATTTCTTAGGATCTGACCAAAAGATTTGCTCAAGGTCTTCTTCGGGTTGTTGCTGAACTTGTTGTGGCTGAAACTGAGCCTGAACCGCTTGATAGCGACCCTTGGTTTCCTCTAGCTGCTCAAGATACCCTTGAAGCTCTGATTGGGATCCAAACACTCGGCTACCCAGTCGAATCTCGGTAGGAGGCTCTTTCTTGACTGGAACGTCATGATGACCGCCCTCTGGCTTACCTTCTTGATTGAAAGTAATATCTGGAAACGACAGGGCCGCTTCCTGAGTCTGGCCTTCTGATTGAGCAGGATTCGTAATCTCTTCTTTGAAATCATGATTCTGCTGGGCTTGTTTTAACTGCTCTGCCATTCCCTTTCCTTGGGTTTGGGTTTCTTGCATAGGTACTATCCTCCGTGTTGTTTAGCCTCCGCAACCCTTGAGCGCATAATGGCTTGTTCCAGATGCTTGATCTGTGTCCTTAATTCCGTGAACACATAACACTGGGCCATGAACAAATTAGGATCACTGGCTTTTGTTTGAACTAATACGTCAATCTTTCGACTGACCTCCTCAACCTTATCGGCTAAGAAACTTTTAAAAAACTCGGCAGCAAGCTCGGCTTGTCTGCCCTTTTCGACAACGCGTAGGACTTTGTCGTAATCACTCATTTATTATCTCCTTGGGCCATTCGGTTGCGGAGTGCCCATCGGGCCGCCACCCATTGAACCCGTATTCTCACTTCCGGCTTGAGGAATATTTCCTTGATCGGTTCCTGCTCCTCCACCGCCAACATTTCCACCCACATTAAGCATCTGTTGCTGCATCATTGCTTGCATCATGCGCTGTTGGGTTTCAGCTTGCTCTCTTTCATCCATCTTTAGTCTTTCAGTGTTGATATCGAGAGAACGAAGAAATTCTTCCATGAGTCTCTGCATAGAGTATTTCGATGCAAACTCCTGCATAAGAACTGGACTTGCAGCAACCGTTTGAAGAAATGTCATGAGCTTTCTGAAGTCTTTCATCTTAGAAAGAGTCTTACTCATTCCAAACACTTCAAATACGTTGCCACCAAACATATTCGAGAACACCTGTTCAGAACTAATTGAAGTTAATTCCATAGCTCTTTCTTCGCCGAGAAGATCCTTCAATTCTTTAAAGTCAATCTCACCAATATGCTGAAGAATCAGGTTCCAGGATTTATTCAGTAATTTAACAATAAATTGGTCTTCTAATACTTTCGCAATCCCACCAAACACAGAGTTAATACTTTGGTTCGCTTCAACTACTTCTGTGGCTTTTACAGACCTACCAGGAAGATTACCCATCCGTAAATCGTTCGTCATTGCAGCCACATTGAACTCAGCGTTTTGAAGCTGAAACATCGCAAGACTCTCTTGAGTAACGCTTGATGTATCAATACGCTCAAGGATCTTCATGCCAGGAGGACAAGCGGAGTTAGCTGCAACAGACTGACCAGGGTAAAATCCTTCGTCTGCCTGAGAATCATCTTCCATGTAGTCCGGACGATACTGCTTAATCCCGTAAACACCCATCATAGCTCCGTCAACCATCAGGTTCCAAAGCTCGTTCTGAGTGATGTTATTAGCTGATGCCGCATCCATCATGGCTGTATGCCAAACAGATCCAGGCACTCGGATAATTGGAGCCACAACATAAGGACTCTCTCCAGTCCACATTGGATTTGGCTTAGGCTTACAGATCAAAAACTGATCATTTGCAATCGTCCAGGTAACATTCTCGAAAAGAATCTCACCAGTAACGGTATCAACAACAGTGCCCCAAAACTCTTGGATCTTTACCTTTGGACGTTGTTCAGTTGGAACATTCTGATTTGTCTCTCTTGCTTTATCAATTTTATGATCCCAGTCTTCTTGGTAATCAGTGCCGATCTTCGCTACCTCTTCGGCATCATAAATAGCGTTCTTTCCTTCAGATAAACGCTTTACCTCAAAATAATCCAGGTAAAGTTCTTCCATCTCGTAAAGACCTTTTCCGCTAGGATCAATGTAGAAGTTCTCTGCTTGGACTAAAGAGAATTTCAAACTCCAAGGCTCACGGAATCCACGCTTAATCTTATTCTTTATTTCACCAGTCTCAGTCAATTCTTGCTCAAAAACGAAGAAAGGCTTCTTACAGTGATCGCCATAAACTTTTAAAATAATAACCGAGCTTAATAAACC